TAGGTGGCTTTGGCTACAAGCAAGACTTAAATACTCAGGTTGAAATGATTCGTTACTACGACAAAGACCAATCAATCATCTACATCCCTACAAAGAATAACTTAGTACTATCACGTGCTACGAATCCATTGGGTAAGATGATGGTTGTAGTAGCCCGTAAGCCATCTATCGATGATGAACTACGTGGACAGTTTGACGACGTCCTTGGTATCCAGTTGCTTCGCAATCGCTTTGCGTTGCTCGCAATGGAAGCTGCAGAGAAATCTGTACAGGCTCCTATCGTACTTCCACAAGATGTACAAGAGTTGCAACTTGGTGGCGACGCTGTTATTCGTACAGCAAACCCAGCAGGCGTCCGCCGCGTAGAACTTAATATTCCGCCAGGTGCATTTACTGAGCAAACATTGCTTGGTCAAGAATTGCGTGTTGGTACACGTTATCCTGAATCACGTACAGGAAACATCAGTGCATCAGTTGTTACAGGCCAAGGTGTACAGGCTCTTATGGGAGCCTTCGATACACAGGTCAAGTCAGCACAAGCAATCTTCGCATCAGCACTGCGCGATGTAATCCAACTTTGTTTCCAAGTTGATGAATTAATTTTTCCAGATGAAAAGACAATCCGTGGTGTAGACTCAGGTTCACCATACGAAATTACATACAACCCTAAGAAGGACATCAAGGGTGACTACTCAGCCGATGTCCGTTATGGTATGTTGGCAGGACTTAATCCTGCACAGGGACTTATCTTTATGTTACAGGCACTTGGTGGTGGACTCATCTCCAAGGATATGGCAATGCGTGAACTTCCGTTTACAGTTAACGTAACCCAAGAAGTAGAAAAGATTGAAATCGAGAGTATGCGAGCTTCGCTTCTCGGTTCTATTAATGCACTCTCTCAAGCGATACCACAGATGGCTATGCAAGGCCAGGACGCTTCTGAAGTAGTGCGACAGATTGCGGCTGTCATTAAGGCACGCCAAAAGGGACAGGCACTAGAGGACGTCATTGAAGAAGTCTTTACGCCACAGCCGCAACCAGTTCCTCCTGCTGGGGCCCAACAAGCGGTTGAGCAACCGTCCCCTGTTCCCGCTGGTGTTCCAGCAGGAGGCGCTACACCTGAAATTGAACAGGCACCGCCAGACATTATGAGCTTACTATCAGGTATTACTGGTAGTGGAAAGCCAACAGCAAGCGTTCGTTCAACGCGACGCATATAATCTAGGAGGGGACAATGACTACGATTATTGGTGTTCAGCACGAAGACAAGTGTGTAATCGTAGCAGACAGCCGAATCAACGCTGCTGGTAAAGTTTATACTCACCCTAACATGACAAAGGCAGTTGAACGTGGAAGTTATATTATTTCTGGTGCTGGTAACTATCGTAGTTTACAAGTGGTACTCCATGGGTGGACGCCTCCACTAGTTACAGTAAAGGCTAAAGCAAACTTATACGAGTTTGCAATTAACAAAGTAGTGCCATCGCTAAAGGCGGCACTTACTGAAGCAGGCGTAGACTTTAATAAAACATCAGATGATGACGATAACAAGTTTGAATTAAGTCTTCTACTAGGAATCAATGGAACTATCTTTGAGATAGATTCTGATTTCTCAGTTGGAATGAACAGTACAGGATTTTATGGTATTGGTTCTGGTGGTGACTTTGCAGTTGGAGCGCTACACGCAGGAACTACAATGCTAGATGCAATGAGAATTGCAGCAGTTAATAATAACGAGACGGCTCCGCCGTTTCATATCTTTGAACAATTTACTAAGTAGGAGGAAACATGGCTGAAAATCGTGGAGGAATGCGCCCAACCGCGCCGCAGAATAATCCTGCTAATGTTTCTGGTACTGGTGGAGCAGGTCAATCAGGACGCGTAGCGTCAGGTTATGCCTATGGAATGAACAAGCAAATCAATGAGCAGGCAGCAGCCGCTCCTCTTGCTAAAATTGCAAAGACTGTTGCACGTCCAATGAATGTTGCACCATCACAACCACCTATTACAACTTTAACTGAACCAACAATGAATCCTGATGAACCAATCACAGCAGGAATTAATATGGGTGCAGGGCCTGGCGCAGAAGCACTTATGCTTCCAAGTAACGCAGATAATAACGCTGAGTTTAATAAGAGTATCGCATCATACTATCCAGTTTTAAGTTATATTGCTTCTCGCCCAAATACTTCAGCTGAAACACGCCGTGCGCTAGCAATTTTGATGAATGGTCTTTAATGGATATTTGGAACCGCATTGGTGACCTTGCAAAAGGAACCAGAGACTGGGGTTTAGACGTCGGTCTTGCAATTGCATCTCCAGCAAAGTTTGCATGGGATATTGCGACCGCTCCATTAAATGATAGAAAAGAATTTAATGGCATCCTTAATATATTAAAGCAGTCTACTATTGACTTAGGCAAGAATATTGCACGTCCCGTTGGTGGAGTTCTTGGTGCAATTGAAGCCACTAACCGCAACCTTATTCGTGAACCTCTTTCTGCTGTAACACTTTTTGCACAACGCGACCCAAACATGGGCATTAGCGACTCATGGAAAAAAGCATGGGAAGCACGTAACGAAATTTCTTTTGGCCAGGCACTCAGCACACAACTAGGTGGGTCACTATCTTTCTTGCCAGATGAGCTGACTCCAAAGTTTATGGACTCTGACTTTGATATCTATGATGATAAGCAACGTGAAGAAGCATTTTCTAATAGCCTAATGGGTAGAGTTGCATCTGGTTCTATTGATACAATCGCTCAGTTTGCTGGCGATGTTTCTATTGTTGGTGGGAAGTTTATTGCTGCTAAGCGTGCTGCCGATTCTGCTAAGGATGCAATTATTGCACTTCGTGAAGTCCGCTCTGGCATTCCAACACAAAATAAGTTGGCAGATAAGTACAGCAGACTTGCTGAGGATTTTGCCAACAATGACATTGCTTGGGCACAAAACCACCCTTGGGTTAAGGGCAGTAACAATCAGGCTACGGTTTCATACTTGCTTGGAACTACTGCAACTAAAGATGAAGCAATCAATACAATGCTTGCAGTCATGGGTGACAAAAGCGGTATAGATATTCTTGATGAACTAAAGCGCCCAGACATTGTAGCACCATTGCGTATTGCAAATGGCGAGATGACAATGAGTGATTACAAAGTTTTGCTTAATGAAGAATCTAAATTAATTGACGCAACAACTGATGATATGCTACAATTTGCTTTGCGTACACCTGAAGAGATTCAAGCTGATAGAGATTTTATCTCCGCATGGGCAAAGCATGACCGTTATGTTGATACGTTGCTTGGAGTTTCTGAAACACCAGCGCTTACAGAAGGTGTCGGTGGTTTATTTCAAGGCACTGGTCGATTCATTGCTACTGCTAATAGCCTTCCGTACCACTCAAATGCTGTAGCTGATGCAAAACTTTCAATGTACCAGCCAACACCATTCCACAAATTGTACTACAAGGTAACTTGGGGACAAAAAGAACGTCCAAGTGGCGTTATTAATCTTAACGAAGGTGACTCAATCCGCGAAGTGACAGCCGTCACAGACCGTTTGATTACACTATCTAAACCAGTGCCTACAAAAGCTGCAGCTTTTATCACTCGTTTGCAAACTGGAACGTTCACAACGCAAGATGCTCTGTCATATGTAGAGCGTTACTCTCGTGCAACTACACCCGAAGCTCGCGCTCGTGTCATTAATGACCTAGAGCAGACTGGCTACAGAATCATTGCTGCAAAAAATGGCATTTCTGAAAAAGATGCAGAAGACCTTTACAATTATCACACACAATTGCGCTCTGGTAAACTACGTGAATCTAAAGAAGAAGGATTCTTGTACGACCATGAACTTAATCAAATGATTAAGGTGCCATTGTTTGAATCTCAGACAGCAAACTTTTTACCAATTGCAGATTTTGACTCAATTGATGCAGTCATTAAGCAGAACGCAAGTTCACTTCGCGCAGTTGGTGGTAGCATCCATGATAAGATTGCGTTGACATCTGACCTCTGGAAGGCTGCAGTTCTTCTGCGCCTTGGATATCCTATCCGTAACGCTGCTGATTCGCAGTTACGTATCTGGGCTACAGTAGGTGCTATGGCTTCTCTTCGTCACGCAGGTGAAGGAATGAGAAATCTAGTAGACAATACCAGAACTGCCAAGAATCGTATGGTTGACAACTACAATGCACCAGCCAAGATAGACTACAAGGCTCTTAAGGAAGATTTGCAGAAGAGCGGTTCAGAGATTGCACGACTTTCAAAAGAAATTGCAAATCTTGAAGCACGTGTATCATTGGAACCAGACAATGCAGATTTAATCGGTGAATTAGTTGTAAAGCAAAAGTCACTAGATACAGCAAATGCTGCCTATGAATCAAACAACGTGGCACTTACTAAGCTAGAGCAATCAAAGGTTGCTTCACGTAAGAAGCGCATTGGTGAGCAAGACATTGAACTTACATCGACTGTCGATAGTCCAGATGGAACTAAGTACACAATTTGGGGCGCCTTTGGTGGACCCAATGGTGGGCTATTCCGTGAGTTGAACTCATCACAACAGACTTTCTATTCACTCCTTGAAGACTACTCTACCATCTATGGTGCAAACGTAGCAAGCAAGGGCCGTGGCGCTGTGCGCCCAGGTGATGTCAACTACTACCAAGAGTGGACAAATGCCATCAATGAGACATTTGCTAATGCTGCAGTTCCTCGTGGACTTATGGCTGGCAAGAGTGTTGATGAAGTAGCAAAAGAACTTGCAGACAATAAAGAACTCCGTGCTCGTTTAGGTATTGCCCGTGCTGACGCACTTGAATACGTTGTAACTGCACAGAAGTTCCTAGATAGTTACATACCTGATGGTTATGGTATACGCGAGAAGATTATGTCAGCACTTCCTGGAGAAGAAGCTGGCAAAGTAACAGAAGATTTTCTCCGTAATGCAGTACGTGACCCTAATGCACTACCTATCGTGCATGGTCACCTACTAGATGCGAATATGAACCTTAAGCCACGTGCCATATCTAGGCGTGTCACATCATCATTGTTTAAGTATCTGGCACAGATACCTGAAGATAACTGGGCACGTCACCCATTGTTTATTGACTTGTACGAAAAGTCCATTCAGAAGCGACTTGAGACAGCAGAGTTTCTTAAGGGCGGCACGTTTACCCGTGAAGAATTTGCTGACCTACAATATAAGTTAACTGCAGGCGCACGAGCAGATGCTCTTAAAGGTGTAAAGGGAATCCTTTATAACGTAGAACGTCGCTCAAATGCTGCACATATGCTACGCTTTGTATCACCCTTCTTCTCTGCACAAGAGAATGCAATCAAGACATGGTTCAGAATTGGTATGGATAACCCTGCTATTCTTAATCGTGCCAACATTGTATGGAATGCACCTAACCGTGCAGGTCTTATTACTGATGAGAATGGCGACCCAGTAGGTACAGACAACCCACTGAACCCTAATGATACAATGTGGTTGCCCATTCCTAGTGGATTAAAGAAACTTCCTGTCATTGGTGAGGGGTTGTCATCTCTTGACCAGATAGGTATCAGTAAGCGAAGCCTGGATGTTATCTTCCAAGGTAATCCATTTGGTGTATCTGTTGGTCCATTTGCTGCTATTCCTGTAGCGAATGTACTTAAGTTGAAGCCAGAACTATCTGAAGTCGTATCGTTTGCGTTTCCATATGGACCTGATGCATCACTAACTCAGTTCCTTCCTACATGGATGCGTAACTCTTTGAAGGCTGTACAAGGCCTAAACAATGACGATTATGCTAAGACATATCAACTCATCTGGTTAACTGAGCAGCAGAAGGCACAAGAAGCAGGAACTGCTTACTTGACAGATGCACAGATTAAGAAGAAGACTGATGCATTCTACAAGATGCGTGTAGCAGCTAACTTAATCCTACCATTTGCACCACAGTTCGAGAGTCCTTACCGATTCTATATGGATAAGTGGCGTGAGTATAGCCAGACCTATGGTCTAGGCGCAGATGCTAAGTTCCTTGAGGACTACCCAGAATACTTTGAGTTTGCTACATCTTTATCTAAGAACCCTACAGGTTCACAGGCTACAATGGATGATGTGCAAAATGCTAAGCGTTACACAGACTTAATCGCTGATGTAAAGGGCGACAACTCATACCTAGTTGGTTTGATTACCAAGGGTTCAGGTGCTGCTAAGTATAATCCTACAGCATACTGGTGGCAATCAGAGACATCTATTGCACCAGGAACACCTGAGAAGTACCGAGGAAAGCAAGACCCTCAAGAAGCACAGCAACAGAACGCATCTCGTGAAGGTTGGGCTAAGTACCGCCGTGCTATGGCAGTGCTTGATGCACACCTTGAAAAGCGTGGACTTACATCATTCCAGCAATCAGGTGCTGAGGACTTAGCCGCTGCTAAGCAGGCAATTGTTCAGCAACTGGCATCTGATATTGACCCAGTCACTGGAAAGCCAACAGGCTCTCCTAGTGCATGGTATCAAGATTACCGCGATGTCGATGGCACAAAGTCTGCAAAGACTATTATCGGATTCAAGAAGATTCTTGGTGATGAAAAGTTCATGACAGATAATGCTGAAGACGCTACATGGAAATCAGTTGCTTTGTACATGAAGGTAAGAGATAGCATCTCTGCTACCTTACGTGGACGACCATCTAACAATATCGATGCTAAGGAGAACGTAGACTTGCGTATGGTTCTTGACTATTATGTTAACCAACTTAAGTCTGGTGACTTAGAGTTCGCTAATATCTACGACAGATTCCTATCACAGGATAGAATCTATGACAAATATCTAGGTTCAGGACTATAACATGGCAACTACAGAAGAATTATTAGCTGAGAAAAAGAAGTTAACGGCAAAGATTGCCGCTGCTTCTAAAGTAGATATTACTGCAAACACAGCATCTGCACGTCTTGCTTCTCTAAAAGCAACAGAAGTAGACCGCAAAAGACTAGCAGAGATTAATCGTCAGTTGTCAGGTAAGCCAAAGACCCCTCCTAAGTCAACAAACAAAGCACCACTTCCTAAGCCTATTCTTATTGCAGAAAATGCACCAGTAGGTATTAGTGATGATGTTGCTGTAGACCTGCTAGCAGCAGGGTTTGCAATTGGAGATACAGCAATTTGGCAGCAAGGTGGCATCGGAAGCACGGCCCTTGTTTACTTGGGAGAAACAAACAAGCCTAACCAGGGACTTGTCTTCAAAGGAGGCAAACCAGTATCATCTGTTGTGCCTACATTAAAGCCAACAACTACAGTAACAACTAGTTTCTGGAATGACAAGTCTTTACAAAATAAGATTATTGGAGCATATGCTGCCAAAGGTAAGACTATCAGTACTGTAGAAGCATATGGTTTGTGGTCACAGCTTGTATCAACTGCAGCAACCATCTACCAAGGTGGACGTGGACCTAAGATTACTCCACTACAATTGCTGACTGATTCTCTTAAGGGAGTAAAGGGAGATGAGCCAACGCTGCCTACCCGTGCCGTCTCGCAACTAGATAGAGCTAAAACATTCCAAGCAATTGAGCAATGGGGGCTAAGTTTTATTGGTGAGAAGTTAGATGAAACTAGAAAGAAAGAACTATTCGACTTGCTTAATAAGGCAAACACTGGCACTGTCACAACCTACAAGAAGGTTAAGAATGCAAAGGGCCAGTTGGAGAATGTACAGGTTACAACACCTGGTCTAACCGCTGAATCATCTGAAGCTCTTGTAGAAAAGAAACTGAAGGAATCAAACCCTGAAGAATATGAGCGTCGTAAGGCATTTGAATTCCAAAATGACCTCAACAAACTTTTGTCTGGAGGATTATAATGGCGCTTAATGCAAATGACGCATCTGTAGCAGAACAGATTCAAATGATTCTTGCTCTCAAGGCAACAGACCCAACACTTGAGAAAGCCTGGCAAGCATACCTTGCTGGTAAGATGGATGAGTTCCAGACACTTGTTCTTTCTAGTGATTTCTATCGTAACAACAATGCTATCGCTCGTACACGCAAAGCTGCGCAAACAAATCAGCCTGGTGTATATGCCAAAGATTTAGATGCATATAAGATATCTACAAAGAAGCGCTTAGTTCAACAGGGTGTTCAGTGGACACCTGGTGTTGAAAAGCAAGTTGAACTTGGATACCAGAACGGTATGACCGAGGACCAGGTTGACGTTCTAATTGTCAAGTCTGGCTCAATGGGTAAACTTGGTGGCTCAACAATGAGCACCGTATCATCGTTGCAAAGTTTTGCTAATGCTTACGGTGTTGGTGACCTGCTAAATACATCCTACTGGGATGCTAAATCAAAATCATTATTTGCTGGTGAAACTACATCAGATGATATTATGAATGATATTAAGAACCTTTCTGCTAGCGCCTATCCTGCGTATGCAGATGGTATTAAGAACAATGTCTCTCTGTCAGCTCTAGCATCGAATGTTACATCTACTGTTGCTAACTTATTAGAATTAGACCCAGATACAGTAAACTTTAACAATCCTTTAGTGAAAAGAATTATGGGTTATATTAATCCTGCTACTGGTAAACAAGAAATAATGCCACAATGGATGGCTGAGAAAACAGTCAAAAGTTCAAAAGATTGGCTGTTTACAAATAATGCTCGTAGTACGCTCGATTCATTGACAACAAGAGTATTTAGTGATATGGGGATACTGTAATGGCTAGAATTAATCCAGGTATGATGATGCTCGATGATGGTGGCGGTTATGAACCATTAATTGCAGTTGCCGTACAAGCAGCAGTTTCATCTCCAGCGGTAGTTAACACCCCAGCAAATGTGGAACCAAAGGCTGCAGAAGTTGAAAAAGTTGTAACTGCTGTATTAAAAGCAGTTGCACCAGATGATAGCGATAATAGACTGCGCCAAATTGCAAGACAGGCAACTCAAGCGGTTGTTACAAACCCTGCAGTTATTGCTGCACCAGCAGGACAAACAGTAACACCTGCTGCTGTAACTAAAATTGTTGATTCTGCTATAAAGATGCCGTATGATTCTACAAAACCAGCAACAACTGTGACAATGCCATTTGATGGAACTACAACACCAGGTATTAAAAATCTTGATACAACAACACTTGCTGGTATTACTGCTGCATCAGCGCAACCAGGCGGGGTTATGGGCGGTTCTTCTAACGCAGGTGCTTATGCCTCTAGTGGATTTCCTGGGTCTGATAAGAATCCAGTTATAGGAACAAAGCCAGACCCAAAGGTTACGGCCTATGCTGATTTAACTCCAGCACAGCGTGCTGCAATGAGTCAAAAAGAAAAAATGGATTATTTACAGGCTGCCCGTGAGTTTGAAATGGCAGCAGATGCTACAGCACGTGCTGCTACTGACCCAATGAAAAACTTTGCAGTCCGTCCAAATGCTCCAACCAAAGAAGGAATGATTCAGTATTACTCTTGGATTGGTGATTCAAATACTGGTTCTTGGAAGTTATACTCAGCAGTAGATACTCCAGAAAATCGAGCTAAGTATGGTGCTCGTTCAATAGGAGGAACAACACAAGCAACACCCGAGTCTCCAGTTGGTGCAAATACTTTAACGTCTCAACCTAAGTTTGACGCTAAGACAAATACTTGGACACCTACTGCTCCAACTTCTCCAACTACAACTTCTCCAACTACAACTTCTCCAACTACAACTTCTCCGACTACGACGTCACCAACTACGACGTCACCAACGGTTCCAGCAAATGTAACTGACCCAGCAACTCTTGCTTTAATTCAGTCGCTGCAGTCTCAGATATCTGCGCTTACTACTGCAAATAAAACTGCATTAGATACTGCAGCCGCAGATAAGAAAGTAGCAGCAGAGACTACACGTAAGAATGCAATTGAAGTTCTTACTGAGCGTTTTCAACGCTACGGTTTAGGTAGTTTAGTAAATAAGATTAAAGACTTAGCAATTGATGGAGCAACTGAAGCAACAATTACACTAGGCTTACAGGAAACTGAAGAGTACAAGACACGCTTTAAGGCTAACCAGGAGCGCATTAAGAAGGGCTTATCAGTTCTAAATCCTGCTGAGTACCTTAATGTTGAAGATGGCTATCGCCAGGTTCTACGTGCATATGGGCTTAAGCAGTTCGATACTGATGACTATGTATCTCAGTTTATTGCTAATGATGTTTCTGCAGCAGAACTTTCTAACCGTGTGGTTACAGCAGTGCAACGTGTACAAAATGCTGACCCTGCCATCTCAAAGCAGTTACGTGACTTCTATGGCATTGGTCAAGCAGACCTAGTCGCTTATGTACTAGACCCTAATCAGCAGTTCCAGAAGATTGAACGTCAGGTTGCAGCATCCGAAATTGGTGTAGCAGCAGCACGTCAAGGACTACAGACTGGTGTATCAGTTGCCGAACAACTAGCAGCACAAGGTGTCACACAAGCAGAAGCGCAGAAGGGTTATGCAACTATTGCAGATATCCTTCCAACTGCTGAAAAACTTTCTGATATCTATGGCACAACTCTTGAAGGTTACGGCCAGACAGAAGCTGAGCAAGAGGTATTCAATAGCCTAGCATCAGCACAACGTAAGCGTCAAAAACTTACACAACGTGAGATTGCATCCTTTAGTGGTGCAGCAGGTACGAACAAGACAAGTCTTGCCCAGAAAACGGTAGGACAATTCTAGAATCCTGAACGGACCTATCGGCCCCGTCAGAGTAATAGACCGACAGTAGGAGCCAGCCAGTTTCCCCGAACTGAACTGAGGCCTGCGAACTAACAACGAATAGAAGGGTGGGTTGCTATGAGCAACAACTACTGGGACGACGAAGACGATGACCAAGATACCGACACAGACACACCGATGGATGGAAGTGACTTACTTAAAAAGTTACGAAAAGCCAAGCGTGCAGATGAGAAGCGTATCAAGGAACTTACTGAGCAACTTGAGGGATTTTCCAAGGCGCAGCGTGAGTCTACCGTTAAGTCAGTACTAGAAAAGAAGGGTGTAAACCAGAAGGCAGCACGTCTAGTCCTCAAGGATTTAGATGGTGATTTTTCAGAAGAGGCAGTATCGAACTGGCTAGACGAGAACGCTGACCTATTTGGTATAGAGGTATCACAGAAGCGTGACGAACAAAATCTTGCGACACTACGTCAGCAAGACGTCATGACCCAGGGTGCCGTTACACCAGACCGAGCACAGGACCTAGAACAGCGCATGGACAATGCAAGTTCTATGGAAGAGTTAATCTCTCTGATGCAGAGTCAACAATAATCAATCGTTCATAGTCAAGGAGACTAAAAAAAATGGCAAACGCATATACAGATACCACGAGCGGTTCGCTCGGTGGTACAGTTGGCGGTGCTGGTCTCGTACAGAAGGCATACGACCGCCTTCTCGAGTTCGCTCTCCGTTCAGAACCCCTAATTCGTTCTGTAGCAGATAAGCGTCCAGCAAAGCAAGCAATTCCAGGTTCAACTGTAGTTCTACAGAAGTACGTTGACCTAGACACAAAGACATCAACACTAACAGAGACAGTTGACCCAGATGCAGTAGCATTGTCAACACCAACATCTGTTACAGTTACACTTAACGAGTACGGTAACGCTGTACTTGTAACACGTGCGTTGGAACTATTCTCTCTAGCAGATGTAGACCCAGCAATCGCAAACATCATTGCTTACAACCTAGCCGATTCTATCGACGTAGTTGCAATGAACACACTTCGCTCAGGTTCAAACAACATCTACGCAGGAAATGCAACAGCAGTTGCTAACGTAGATGCAGCTGACACACTAGACTCAGCAGACATCCGCAAGGCTGTTGCTAAGCTACGTGCTAACAAGGCTAAGGGCCGTCGCGGAAATGCATACTGGGTTGGTATCC